GTTCGACCACGTTCAAAAGGTGGCGGTACAACTGCTTCCAACTGCGTTACGGCCTGTAGAGCCTGTAACTCCCGAAAGGGATCCATGCGGGTGGAAGAGTTTATTGCCGCACAAGCTGCTTAAACCTACACCTGATCATTTAAATTTACCTAAGTACTACTTATGGCCTCACGTAACTACGAAGTTTCACTCCAGTACGGTTCTGACGAAGTCTTGACCGCCGCTACAGTTGCTCTACTTGCTGCTGTGACCACTACTAACACTATCAACGAAGTTCTGGACATTGTCCGTAACCAAATCGTTGAACGTCGCGCAGTGGGCCCTAACAGCATCGGCTACGCAACCTCAGTACAGAACTAATATGGAGCCGGTAAAATTCCGGCTTAATGAATTTAAGGCAGTAGCCAAGTGGTTGGACCAACACCTTCCACTTCCTATTGCTTTTTTTCTTAAAGGCTGGCTGTGGTCCTTAGAGGACCGCTACATCGACGTTAAGGTGGTTGCAGCGATTGAGGAGGGTATCGCTACTCATTTGCCTCCCGACCCTGTTGTAGAGCCTCCTAGCTACCACTCAGAGCCTTCCGAAGTAGAAGGTCTAGACATTATTCAACTATCTTCTAATTACGATGAGTGATCAGTACACGCCTACGGGAGGCCAGACAATCTTCCCGCGCATCAATTATTTAAAGACTTTTAACTCCAGATTTGAGCAACGCTCTGATAATGGGCGTATCTTCCTCAGTGGTACTGGTGGCGGTGGTGACCTTTTCGGTGATGCAGCCTTAGACCTTAGACTTGCTACTAGCCTCAGTCTTACAGATGCCGTCAGTGGCAACAACCTAGTAACCTTCAGCCGTGCCAGTGTTGGGACGTATGTTGGTAGTGATGGGTTGATCAAGAACAGTGCTATAAACCAATTCACTCACAGTGACTTCGGGGATAGTACTTGGGTACCAGTTAACATAACAAAGAAAAGTACGAACAATCCTGCCCCAGATGGCTCTAATACCGCTGTATTGATTGGTGATTCCGCGCCAGGGCCTATTACAACAACATATTTAAGCGAGAGGTTGAATCTTGTCGGTGGTGGCATACAGACTTTCACTTCATACGCCAAGGGCACTACCACAGGACAAGGCGTTTTTATTGACTACTACGACGGTGGTGCCAATAGAGCAAGAGCGTCAATCAGCCTTGATGATGGTACTGTATCTTATTATGTTGCCGCTACAGGTGACGCCATAATCACATCCACTGATGTGGGTAATGGTTGGTGGCGTTGCCAATTAACGCTCACCCCTGCTGGTACAACTTCATATAATTGGCGTATCGGCAACTACGCTAGCGGTGACATCTACATCTGGGGTGCTCAGTTGGAGCCCGGTTCCACAGCATCCACCCTTATACCCACCACTGGTGTAGCTAGCGGTGCTCCACGCTTTGACCATGACCCCGTGACTCTCCAGAGTCTGGGGTTGTTGATTGAAGAGAGTAGGACTAACTTGCTGACGTATAGTGAGCAGTTTGATCAAGGAAATTGGTTAACAATAAATTCAACTATCACTCCTGACACTATTGCAGCTCCTGACGCTTCTATTACTGCATCGACTTTTAATAGAAACAACACAAGCACTGGTAATTATTTAGACTCTTCTTCGATTTCAAAAAGCAGTACTTCAATTACTTATACTTGGAGTTTATTCTTCAAAAAGAAAGATGCTAGATATGCAAGCTTAAGGTTGCAAGGACTCTATCCGTCTAGAGCCGATATTGTTTTTGATCTTGATGCAGGCACAGTTGCAGTAGCTGCAATCACTAATGCTAATTTCAGCAATGCCAGTGGAACTATTCAGGCCTTTAATAATGGTTGGTTTAGGGCTTCTATTACTGCAACATCAGATTCTCATTCCACCATAAGGGCTTCTGCTGGATGCAGCACAGAACCCGAGGAAATTGATGGCCCATCTTCTGTTGTTAATAGTGTTTACGTCTGGGGTGCTCAGGTAGAAGCAGCCGCCACCCCAAGCTCCTATATCCCCACGTCCGGTAGTGCCGTAACCCGCTCACTAGACATCGCAACGATTGGAGGGACGAACTTCAGCTCTTGGTATAACCAGAGTGAAGGGACGGTGTTTGTTGAGGCAGAGGCACCCGGTAATTCAGTGATTGCGGGATTTGATGATGGGACTGTAGCAGAACGTTGGCGAGTTGGATATGGTAGCAATAACAATTCAGTGATACTTGTTATTGACGGTGGTGTTACTCAAACACATAGAAGTTCTCCTAACAACAGCACGCCGTTTAACCAGTTCCACAAGCTTGCTGGGGCTATTGCTGTGAACAACCTTTCGTTTGCATACAATGGCACTGTGACTTCCGATAGTTCTTTGTCGGTTCCTGTTGTAAACGTCTTGAATTTAGGAAAGTCTACTGGTACTGGCGGCTACATTAACGGCCACATCTCCCGCCTCTCCTACTTCCCAACCCGTAAGACTGACGCAGACCTAATCAAATTAACTACTTAAACTATGTATTGCTACCAATTTCCAGATAGGGATACCTTCGTAGCGTCCTGTGAGGCCCTTGGGTGGGCCTCTGAGGGCGTTGTAACCCATTACACGCATGATAGAGCCATTGATGAGGTTGAGCCCGTACAGATGCTCCCAGGCACCTATGACGAAGATGGGGTTGAATTGACACCTCCCGCCTTTTCTATTGAACATCACATTAACTTCCAAGGAACACCCCCAGTTGAATGGGATTTACTTCTGATTGACGTTAATACCCCTAATAGAACCTTCGCTGGATTACCCGGCCCATCCATAACTACCCAAGAACTTAATGAACTTAGAACAGCTTGAGCTGAAGATGAGGGGTGACTTTAGAGTCTTCCTCACCATGGTCTGGCGAGAGCTGGACCTTCCTAAGCCAACTAGAGCCCAGCTATCGATTGCTGAGTACCTACAACATGGACCTAAGCGTCTCCAGATCAGCGCCTTCCGTGGTGTTGGTAAGTCTTGGATTACTGCTGCGTTTGTGTTGTGGGTTCTATTTAATGACCCTGATAAAAAGATCATGGTTATCTCTGCATCTAAAGAGCGTGCTGATAACTTCTCAATCTTCTGTCAAAAACTAATCCTTGACATAGCATGGCTGAATTACCTGGGACCTCAGGACAAGGACCAGAGATGGTCGAGGATATCTTTCGATGTTGGGCCTGCGAAGCCCCACCAAGCACCGTCTGTGAAAAGCGTCGGTATTACTGGGCAGATGACTGGATCCCGTGCCCACTTGATGATCTTCGATGACGTCGAGGTTCCCGCTAACTCTGCTACAGATATGCAACGAGAAAAACTCCTCCAACTAGTAACTGAAAGTGAATCAATTCTCACCCCGGACGACGACTCAAGGATTCTTTTCCTTGGTACGCCACAGTCAACGTTTACCATCTACAGGAAGCTCGCAGAGAGGTCGTATCGCCCCTTCGTCTGGCCTGCACGTTATCCCAAAAACACGACTAACTACGAGGGGCTCCTCGCACCCCAGTTGGTTGATGACATCGAGAAAGGAGTGGAAAGATGGGCACCCACCGATAGCAGATTCTCTGACCTAGATCTGCTGGAACGAGAGGCTGCTATGGGCCGCTCTAACTTCATGCTCCAGTTCCAACTGGATACCTCGCTGTCTGACTCTGAGAAGTTCCCCCTTAAATTCCAAGACCTAATCGTCACCTCTCTTGGTAATGAATGTGCTGAACGTTATGCTTGGTCGGCTGATCCCCGATACATGATCAAAACCCTTAACCCCGTAGGACTGCCCGGAGACCGCTTCTACGGGCCGATGTTCATCGATGAGGGTATTTGCCCTTACAACGAGACAATCGTCTCTGTAGACCCTTCTGGACGTGGCTCAGACGAGACTGTGGCCTGTGTCATCTCTCAAGCTAACGGTTACATCTTTGTTAGACAGATGGCAGCCTTCAAAGATGGGTACTCTGATGACACCCTTACATCTATCATTCGGATGGGCAAACGTAATGGTGCTACCAAACTTTTGATCGAATCTAACTTTGGTGACGGTATGGTCTGTGAGCTCTTCAAACGACACCTCATACAAATGCAAGTTGGTATGGATATTGAAGAAGTCCGGGCTACTGTCCGCAAAGAAGAACGTATCATCCAAACCCTTGAACCCCTCCTTAATCAGCACAAACTGATTATTGATCCTAAGGTTCTAGAGTGGGACTACGCCTCTAACCCTGACTCTCCCCCAGAACGTAGGCTTGAATACATGCTTATGTACCAGATGAGTAGGATGTGTAGAGAGAAGGGAGCCGTTAAGCACGATGATAGAGTTGATGTCCTGGCACAAGGTTGTCAATACTACGTTGATGCTGTCGCTCAATCAGCACATCAAGCACAAGCTAGAAGGAAGAATGAAGAGTGGAATGACATGATGACTGCCTTTGAAAACCACCCCCATTTAGCAACAGATGCACTAGTTTTAGGGCACTCCTTCAAATCCCTCGGATCCACTGGTAGCACTAAGGTTTGGGATTGGACTTAGTTTTGATCCCACATGTTAACAGGGGGAGTGGTGCCCCTCTGTGTGGATATGCGGTGAACAAAGACCCGCCATCACGTCAAGATGGGGGTCTTTCTTTCATTAACACATCCTAGAGCCTCTCTATGAGGGAGCGGAGCGACCGAATCCGATCCGGGAGAAAGGTTCTCCAAACACACACAACACCAACAAACCTTAATAGGCTTATAGCGCCTCTCGGTACGAGGCCTGCTATTCCTCTATTAACAACACCAACCACATACCACTATTACTATTATCATCATTATGAAGGTAACCCCCTTCCCTGGTAATACCCCTGACTGTAGCTTCTGGTACTTCAGAGTCCGTGAAGGTCCTAACTACTTTGTGTCTTATTATAAGTACAGTAGTAGGCTCCACTACGACCCTAAGAACTGCTGGAGGGTGCTAGGCTGTGCCAAGCATACAGACAACGGTAAGGCCCTAAAAGCATGGGCTGAGGAGATAGTGTTATCCAATCTCCCAAAACCAGAACTAGATATGGCTGTGATTGCTACTGAAGGCTTTGGTCCTGAGGCACATGAAGAGCCTAATGACAACACTCGTACTGTGATCTGACTATGGCAACGAATGCACAACTCCAAGCTGCTCTAGAAGCGGCTCTAGCTGCTAAGAACCCTGTTTTGGTTAGATCCATAAGGGCTGCTATGGAAGGACGTGTTGTAGACCCTCTGGAGGGCCTCTCAATCCATCCTGAAGTAGATCATCTTTGGAACTTTCCCAGTTCGGAGTAATTTGACATAATTTTATGTGGGGGTATCGCCTGAGGGCGGCGCCCCGCTACCCCCCATGGCCTCCCTCGCGGCTGAAACATAGACCACCCCCACTTAACAGGTGACAACCGAACTAGGCGGACTACTACTGCATCAACCGGGACAGCAGGGTAAGGCTAAGGCACGGGACTGGCACCGATACGTGTCAATCCACCACATCTGTGTGACAACATCATCATCCCTTATCTATTAACAACTAACCATGAGTAAAATCGATTGGTCATTCGATCATGATCCAAACTACGATCAGTTTGCAGCAGAAGCCGAAGAGCGCATCTACAGGTCATACAACTTACTGATCCAAGATAAGCCACAAGCTACAGGTGACGCACGCTCAATCGCTCAAGAGTGGTACGTCGTGCCTGATCAATATGTATTGGCTTGGAAAGCTTTGCTACTCACAGCATCAGAACACTTAGAGGAACAGTCAACAAAGGAGAATCAATAGGCAGGAGTCTGACTACGACATCAAGTAAATAAATGTTACAGGCCTAGTCACAGTGGTTGGGTCTTGTGCTTATAATGAGGGAGTCCCACACCACAACACCATGAACAACTCCAACCTTCATCCTATGGACCTGGCTCTTGCAGTCATCCTTGCCTCAGTTGACTCACTACTCTGGGTGATCAATGAGCTACTAGGCCTACATGCCTCTGAGGCCACGCTAGTGAGCGTTCAGCCTGCCCTAGGGGAGCCCAAAACAGCTCATTCACCATCATCAGGTCCAATCCTTCATACATACACCAAGAGGCAGCTACAGCTTCTTACAGGGGTCAAGTCCAGCAGATACAACAAGCAAGCACTATTGGAGCTAGCGATGATGACTATGTGAACAATTACAACAGCAAGGCCCTAGGCAGGGCCAAGCTGGTCCATACTGATCACAAGCGGTCGCTACCGCTACCTACCAAAGGACACCGATCAATGACCTACGAAGAATCCTTCCTCGCTACTTGTGACGCCAAAGGCAGGGCGCCAGCCTGGGCTATCGTGCAGATCTTTGAAGAGCATGGTCTAGACCTTAACGAGTACTGCGAAATCGCTATTGGCAGTGAGCTCAACGACGGCCAGACAATTCTCCACTACTGCGGTTACTGATTGTAAAGAGGGACTAGACAGTCTCTCTCATCATCCTGTACCATTAATCACGCACCCACCAAAGGACACCAACCACGATGACCAACATCACCACCTTGAAAAGAGTTCCTTTCGCTTCTCTCCCTATTGACACTGAATTTATGTGGGGCGCTTGGGATGAAGCAGATATGAACTGGGGACGTAAACGCTCCAGCAGGACAGCAGATTACCGTCCACGTATTGCTGGTCGATTGTCTGACCACGTGGACTGGGCTTATTTCAGCCAAAACGAAGTTGTCTACCTGTCTGTTTGAGTCCATCCCCTTCATCATCGTCACCACCATCCACTACCATTCACACATACCCACCAAAGGACACCAACCATGAACACCTTCCGCATCTACCTAGGCCTCGACACCAAAGGCCGCCTGACCCTCGACCAAGCCCGTGAGACAGCCCTTGGCCTTGCCTCTGACTGGTTCCCACACGGTCACACGATCATCGAGGCTACAGGTCGCTGGCAGCAGAACAACGCACCAGTCGATGAGCCAACCATCATCGTTGAGGTAATCACTGAGAACGCTGAGCAGGAGGCTACGGTCTACCAACTGGCAGAGGACTACAAGGTACTAGCCTTCCAAGAGTCAGTGCTTGTAACCAAGACAGTCATCGACTCTGCCCTTCTTGTCTGATTCTGTGTTGCACTATTCACATACCAAATGGAGAACCAGCCATGACCACCAAGAACGTCAACAACATCAAGGCCATCTATCAGCTGGCCACAATTCAAGAGAAAATCTCAGGGTACGATTGGTATGCACAAGCACGCGCGGTGGCTGTAGTTATCGCAACCGCGTATAAAGTGAAATTGGTCACAGTTATCGGTGTTATTGCAGCACTATCACCACGTAACAAGTGGGAGCGTAATCTCATCGACGCTGAGAATATCATTGAGGCCTACGTTACTGATCCCGATAGTGCTATCCATGTAAAATGCTGTACCTTCAATGGTAACAAAGCCAAAGCAATAAAGATCCTAAGTGATAGCAAGCCCACACTAGATAGTATGCTGGACATGCTTAGCGGTCCTAAATTGCGTGAGTTTGCCTCATGTATCTTTGGCCTTGAAGATGTATGCATCGACGGTCACGCCTACTGCATTTGGAATGGCGGTCGCACCTCACTGGCCAACGTACCAGCCATTGGCGTCAAGCTACGTCGTGAGATCAAGGCTGATTACATCAAGGCAGCCAAGAGGCTAGGTATATCCCCAGCTGTTTGCCAGGCCGTCACATGGTGTGCATGGAGACGTATCCATGGTGTTACCGCTGGATGAT